TGGAACACAGGCTAACCACATTAAAGAACGATGTGATCTAAACCCACGAATATTCTGTAGAAGGAGCATTGGTCCTTCCATAAGACTGGCCTCTTGAAGACGATTCTTTCGTCTAGGAGAGGAGACTGTCATAAACATACCTTACAAACTACAGTATATTATATCACATAAAATTTATGTATCACTATGATACACTTTTTGGTATTTGTTGCTACTGAATAGTATTAACATTTGCAAACATAAAAAAAGACCCCCACTATGTGAGGGTCTTGATCCATCTCGAACTCTAGTTATTTAGAGTTCAGTAGGTGTTACTGGTTCAGTAACGGATTCAGTTCAGAATGTGAACTTAGCACCGATTTTAGCACCGAAGTCCTTAACTGTATCGCCATCTGAATCTTCACCATTAGTGGTTCCAGAAAGCTCACCGTATACTCCAATAGCATCAGTAGCAGCAACACTAACACCAACCTTACCAGAAAGTTCTGTTTCTGTATCGTCAGTAGCGTCAGAATGGTTCAAAGAAGGACCACCTTGGATGTAATATGCAACTTTACCTTCGCCGCCTTCATAACCTACGTGAAGATCAGTTGAAGCAGCAGAGTACTCTCCATCAGGATAAGTAAGGTTGCTTTCAACGTTCACGTAAGGACCAGCAAAAGCTGCACCAGCGAGAAGGAAAGGAGATGCTGCAATAGCAGCGATTGTTGATTTAATAGACATGATTGTTTTTAAGTATCTCGCAAGAAAAAACCCTTGCGGATGATAGAACCCCCGACATGGGATTCTGTTTACATCTACGCAGGGGCACGATCTTTTCGATTCCTTTGTATGATTTATTTATCATAACATAAGTTTACATTATGAGTCAAGGGTCGGTTTTTACTAATTTTTCTTGATTATATGTTCATAAACAGTACCAGTATCTGCTTGATACCACCCAGTAGCAATATACTTATTAGTTAATGGGGGATTGCCTCTATGCATATGTGTATATGATGCAGGCCAAAGTAATACACTTCCTCTTTCTGGTTTAAATCTTTTCTGTTGATATATGAATTCAGTTTCCCCACCATCTTCAACATCATTAAGATATACCATCCACGCCATAGTTCTATGAGCCACATTCCAACCTTGATCTTCACAATGAAAGTTATGAAATCCACCACCCATAGGTTCAGTCTTTTGTAACAAAGTTATAGATGATACAAACATCTTATCTGATAAAAATGGAACAACTGTTGTTACATAATCCATCAAACACTTATTAACAGAAGCAACTAAATCATTTGCTTGAGTTGGATGAAAAGATTCTAAAATAATTTGAGTATCATTTCTATCTGCAGTATTATTATCAAGACAAACAAAAGATGATTGGTCGGCAACTCTGCACAACCAATCACACAATTCACCATCAACAGCTTCTGGATAAAGACCGATGAAGTCTTTCATTATCTTTTTACCTGTGCCCAATCCATATCAAAAAGATACAAACCTTTATCTGTTAGAACATGATTATACATCTTCTCAAATACTGTTGGTGGCATAGTTACTACATGAGCACCTGAAGCAAACGAATCAGAAACACTCCTCACATCACGAATAGATGCCGATAGGATTTCAGTCTTACCAACACTCTGAATAGTATAGATGTCAGATATCTGTTCTATCAAATCCATACCAACGAAAGAATTATCGTCAACTCTTCCAACAAAAGGTGAAACATACTTAGCACCAGATTTAGCAGCAAGGATTGCCTGTGCTGCAGAAAAGATCAAAGTAACATTAACATTTACAAGATCTCTAGAGAGTTCTCTACAAACTCTTAGACCATCTGGAGTACAAGGAACTTTAATAGTACACGCTTTACCAAACTTACGGGAAAGACGAATTCCTTCCTCGTACATAATACCATAGTCACCCACAACTTCCATACTAATATCATTGATACCAAGATCAATCAGTTGTTGATATACTTCTTCTGGATCTCTACCACTCTTTCTAATTAAAGTTGGGTTAGTAGTAATACCATCAATTATACCTGTAGCATAATGCTTTTCAATAGCATCAGTATCAGCGGTATCTAAAAATATTTTCATGATTTTGTTTTTTTAGTTTCTGCGGGGACTACAACTGGTTCAGTTGGTTCTTCAGGTGTAGCAGTGACTTGCTGAAGATATTCTATCACACCTTGTACTTTTAGAATTATTTCTTTTTTAGTAGCAACTTGATTATTAAGTTCTTGAACATCATTCAATAACTGCTTTTGCTGCTCTATAGCGGACTCTAAATGAGTCTGATGCTGACTATTTTGTGTCATTGGTTGCAGTAAATTTTATTATATATTATAACACACAATCTTTATAATTTCTTTTAGGTTACGATATGCTAAATATAGCTACAGTAAGAAATACTCAGGAATATGAAAAGATTCTTACCTATTGTAATGTTATTGATGACAGGTGCTGTGGTAGCACCATCAGCTAAAGCTGATATCACATCAAGAATGACTTCTAGTGTTCAGCTAACAGTCAATTCTGCAGCAACACAAATGAACAGAATCGGATCTTCATTCAGTATCACTGGAAATAATGTAGATACAACTGATGGTACGACAGCTAATACTGTTAGTGCTGGTACTATATCTTCAGGTGTATATGCTCCTGGTACTATTGCTGCTGTACAAGACGACCCAGGCGAGTCATTCAGTTTCACTCAGGCATATACTCAAGGTGATGCGATTGATACAACTGGTCCTGACATCGGTGATGTTTCGGCATATGGTGATCAATTATCTACTGCTGCAGGAACTGCTGGATCTTTAGCTGGAACTGTCACCTCACAAGGTGCTTTGACGGTAACGGCTGGTGGAGCTGGAACTTCAGCTACAGGACAATTTGTGACAGAGCTTCAGATTAACTAGGAAACTACGTTATGAAAAGGCTTATAACTATATTAGCGTTGGCATTAGGTAGTACGGGTGTTGCAAAAGCAGTGCCCGTGGTCCCCAACTTCCAGCAGGGTTCGATGACGAGCCACACCGAGACGGAATCTACCGTCACGGAGACTATAAATTCAATTGACTATAGGACAGGATGGGAGTACTCAGTAACTGGGGTAGGCGTGGAAAACAATGGCGAACCCCTCAACCCCAATGTGACAACAACTACAGTACAAGTCGCACCAACCGTGGGAACAGACGAAACAGGAGCAACCGCAGCAGCGACAACTTCTTCGTTCGATTCATTAAACTTCAACGCTCAAAACAACTTCACAATAGCAGAACCTGGTGGAGCCTTTCAATTTACCCAGACATATTCTGGTCCAGGGATGACGAATCAAACAATAATTCAAAGAGTAACAAGCATACAAAGCGTCACAGATACTACAAGCACCTTTACGCAATAGCAACTTTAGGTAGTCTTTTATCCCCTAACGTCGCACTAGCACAGGGTGTTGGTGGAGTTAGTGCTACTGCTAATCCAATCGCTAATAGTTCTGGCTCAGTAACGAACCAGGCAATACAAGTTTTACAAGGTCCTTACATAACTAATACTTATGGTGGTGGTGTCCAGTGTCAGGGTAGTACGTTTAACCTTACACCATATGTTCAGTTTGCAGATAGTAGAAAAGATCCTTGGGAAGATTTTTATAACGAACCTCAATATAATACTACTGATGCTACAGGTAAGATGGTTCCAACATATGTTACCGTCAAGAACTATCCTTGGGAAGATTGGTATGATGATAGAACTTATGTCTCGGACGGAACAGATGGTAATACTATTGGAGAAGTAATTAGATGGTTCCCTGATGGGTCAGACATCTCCATCATTCAAGATATAGACAGTCCTAATGGTGTACCTGATGTAGTTGATAGTGGTGGGGAAATGACCCCATCATGGTTTAAACCTGTGCGTACTGATATGAGGGCAAACCAATCATTTAATGTAGGTTTATCTGCTACACTCTCATTACCATTAAATAGGAAACTACAAAGGCAATGTATTCAAGCAGCAGATCAACAGATTGCATTAACCACTCAAGCAGTTGCTAATAAAAGATTAGACTTTGAGATCGCTCGTCTCAAAAATTGTGGTGAACTCAAAAAACAAGGAATTATGTTCCATCCAGACTCACCATACTTTAGTGTATGTGCTGACGTAGTTGTTACTGCACCTGGCGGAAAGATAATTCCACATGAACACCAGATACCACAACCAGAGTGGACTAATCCTAATACTTCTACTTCTTCGCCTTTAGAGCCTTCTTCAGAGTCCGTATTGCCTGGTTCCGATCTCGTTGTTCCTCCATCCTCTCTCGAACAGAAAGAATCTTCTCCGTCTTCCCCATCATCTTCTTTACCTTCGCAACAACCTTCTTTATCACAGGCTTCACAACTTTCAGAAGAAGGTCTGCTAGGGGTTTGGCAAGTAGGGCAGAGCTTGTTGCAACCAGAGCAATAGTAGCAGTAGTAGATACAATAGGAACACTGGGTAGATATTTTTCAGCAAGACCAAGTGCTTCCCATTGTGTCTCACAAACTTTACCGTCAGGAGTTAATTTATATCCAACAACCTTTTCTGTACCTGCCTGATTCAGGTCTCCTATTCTTCTTGCATTAGGAGGAGGACATTCTACTGGTCCTTCAGCAGTATTTCCAGGTGTTTCAGGTGCTGGTGGAGCATCTGGTATCTCAGGTGCAGGTGGTTCTCCAGTATCAATACCTTGGGGTGTTTCATCCGATTCTGTGTTTATCGTTTGCCAACTTAGTCCTCTATAATCATAATCTGCTGGATCGTAGTAAGGAGCACCAGCATCACACAATACTGTATTGCCTTTAGGGTCGTCATCGACCAGCATCTTATTTCTTGATCTCTGCTTTACATTCTCCTTATGAACCTTGACGCATCCAGGCATATTAACTATAGGAGTACCAGCATTAACAGTAACAGGAACAACTGGAGGGATTGCTTGTGGAGGTTCTGTGACCCACACTCTAGCATCAGCAATTTCATTCGTACCAATAGGTTTTATACTCGTGTCTGTTGAATCAATACTTCTCACAAATTGTACTTCATTACCATCTACTCGTATATTATCAGCACCATCCACTTGTATTAGATTAGTATTAGTAAATGGTATACCGTTTACATTTACTGGATATACTGGATCTGCACCGTTTACAGTTACTGCAGAAGTATTCGTAATGTAAGTTATACCAGCATCATTCGTAGTAATAATATTGATATCGTTAATAGGAGACATTATGACACCTTACTACCATAAGTACCTGCCTCTGTTGAATCAGGATTATCTTTCAAGTATTGCATATAATTAAACCCACTACCTTCGGGGTAAATATATTTTCCATTCTCATCAAAGTTAGGTAGCTTTGACCTTGATTCTGCTGTTGGGTATTTGGGATAGGGTCTCTTCCCTTCTCTCATCTCTCTACCCTTTCTCTTTCTCTCCTCATTACCAGATTCTCTATCACCCATAACAGGCCAAGAAGACCCTAAGATCTCCTTGATCATTTCTTTAGTATAACCGTTAGTGATTTCG